AGTATCATTTCTGCTTTAAAAGGAAGTTATATGGCAGATGAAACTGGCGTACCAGCAGTAGATCCAACAAAAGAACAAGTTGCGTTTACTATGGGTGCGCTTCAAGATAAATTAGATCAAGCTAATGACTACTATTCAAAAGTTATGAAGCAGATCACAAACTTAAAGGATACAAAAATGGCAGAAGTAATGACTCCAAGTATGATTATGGGCGGTGGCGGCGGAGATGGCGGCCTTGGCTTTGGTAGCGGCGGTGGATTAATCGGTGGATTGATCTTGGGAAGCTTGTTGCGTAATGGCAACGGTGGTTTGTTTGGTGGTGATGGTAACGGTGGTGCCGCTTTAGGCGGAGCAGTTTTGCGTAATCCTCCAGAACAAAACCAAGCTAATATGGATTTAATGGCAGCAATTGGTGCTGTTGATAAGTCTGTTGCTATTTCAACAGCTACAATGGAAGCCTCACAAGCTACACAAACACTAGGTATTACAACTCAGTTAAACAACGTTGCCAGCTCACTAGCTGCTCGTGTTGACAATGTAAAAGACATTGTAAATACAAATTCAGTTGCCTTAATGCAAGGTCAAGCTGCAATTCAGCAAAATATCATGGAAAATCGTTATGAATTGTCTAAAGACATTTCAGCTGATGGTGAGAAAACTCGTGCATTGATTACACAACAATACGAAATTAACCTGCAGCGTCAATTGGCTGACGCTAATGCTGCAATTATTGAATTGCGTAGCCGTGAAAATGCTGCAACAATTGGTCGTGGTGTTGAAGTTACAACAACCAACAACATCAACCAGATGCAATCACAACAACAACAACAAGCTCAATACGGTCAATTGGCCAATTTGATCTGGAGCTTAGGTCAAAGCATTCGCAATGACAACAGCGCAATCAATGTTGGAAGCGGTACACAAACCTCTACCCCAACTAACACTAATACTAACATTCGTTAATTAGTCTAAGCCCCCAAGACCACAAGTCGTGGGGGCTTTTTTATAAGGAATAAGGATGTTATTTCAACAACAACAACAAGGCCCATTTGGTTGGCCGATTGGCCCCTTTATACCTGTAGCTCCTATTATTGACGATTGTGATTTATTTATAAACAGTAATATAGTAGGACCCCCCGGCCCTCCTGGACCTGCTGGACCTACTGGACCAACGGGCCCTGCTGGACCAACTGGACCCCCAGGTACACCAGGACTAGTACCTGTTACTGATGTAGTTGATGCTACATATACCGCTTTAGCAACAGATTATTTTTTATGTGTGTTAACTATTGCACCAGTAACAATTACGCTACCGCCAGGTATACTAGGAACGGTATACATTATTAAAGATTGCAGTGGTGGGGCTTCACCTACAAACGCAGTTACAATCCAAGGAACTGCACAAAACGTCGATTCTGGTACGGCTACTATTGATGTACCTTTTGGCAGCGTTACTGTAGTATTTAATGGCGTCGACTGGAGTATAGTGTAATGTCCTATCGTGAGCCGTTAGCTACTACAACAGGTTTTGGTATATTAAAACCCGGCACTGGTTTAACGGTTTCTAACGGCGTATTAAACGTTACCCCGGTAACACTATTTGACCAAGCATATTTTTACAGCACAGTAACGCAAACAAACCCAGTGGCCAGTACTACTAATCTAGTAACCTATAACAATGCTGCCATTAACGTTGGTATAATATTGATATCACCAACAGAAATACAAGTCAGCAAAACTGCCAACTATAACTTTCAGTTTGTTATGGAATTTACTAAAACTGGTGGACAGACCGCTACGGCTGATGCTTGGATTATTCGTAACGGAGTAAATTATCCTGATACAAATAGTCAAGTATCTGTTACTGGAAATCTTGGTACACTAGTGGCTTCTTGGAACTATACGTTAGCACTCAGTGCCAACGACATCATACAAACGGGCTGGCAAAGTGCCGATATTGCTATGGTACTACAATCAACTCCAGTACAAATCTTACCTAGTAGGCCTGCTACACCTAGTGTCAGAACTACTATTATACAAATTTAGTTAACAACATAAGGGACAATAATAATGTCATATACTAATAATTCTCTTTCGATACTTGCAGGTTCAGGTATCACAGTAGCACCAGCAACTAACACTGGTGCTACTACAATTACAATCAGTGCCAGCGGTATACAAACTGTGGCAATTAGAACTGCTGTAGCTACACCTATCACAGTACTAAGTGCAACTGATGATGTAATTGATGTAGCAGTACCGGGCCCAGTTGCCGTAGCAGTAAACTTACCCGCTGGTGTATTAGGCCGTGAATTTACAATCAAAGACGGTCTAGGATTAGCTTCGCCGGCAACGCCTATTACTATTACACCAGCTGCTGGTACTATTGACGGCGCTGCAACTGCCACAATCAATGCGCCATACGGATCACTAACTTTTGTGTATAACGGTACACAATGGCTGATACTATAATATGGCCTATAATAGACAACCACAAACTGTACTGGCAGGGACTGCACTAAAGCAAAATCCTCCACCAAGTATAGTACAACCAGCAGGCATTATTCCAGTAACTTTAGATGCAGATATAGCAACTACTACTAGTCTTGGCGTAGTTCAAGTTGGTAGTGGTTTGACTATTACGCCTCTAGGAGTACTAAGTGCTACTGGTTCTGGTAGCTCTGATATTAATGTTAAACTTACTGCAGTTAACTATACTGCACTAGCCACAGACTACTATATTGGTGCTACTAAAAAAGATATTACGATAACTTTACCACTAGGAACAGTCGGTAAAGTATACGTAATTAAAAACCAATCTGAAGGCTCAGTAAAAGTCAAAGGCACAGGACAAAACTTGGACAATTCAGGAGATAAATCTCTTGGGTCTGAAGCAAGTATTATTGTTGTATTTGATGGCGCTCGCTGGAATATTGTTAATTAACAAAAAAGCCCTGTATATTGCTATACAGGGCTTTTTTCATTTTTGAAGTTTTAAAATTTCGTGTACTAGGAGTGCGCGTTCTGCCATAATATGGTCTCGTTTTTCACGACTCCAACTAAAGCCGCCATCGCCACCCCACATATCCCAAGCTACTCGACCTTTTGACGGAAAACCTTCTTCTCCGCTGTTAAATCCAGTTGCTTTTTTGTCTACTTCGTGTCGGCTAAAAAATGAAAACATTCTTAGTACCGTGGAGGCAGATAACTCTTCGCGATCTTTTAGTTGATTGGCTCGTGCTAAACCAACTAGTGTACCACCAGGTTTACCTTCTTCGTGCCATTTAAGTGCACGTTTGGCTGCACTAGCCATACCCTCAGTGGGTTTATACATTTCTGCCATAATTTAATTCCTATAAGCCATAATAATTTGTTTACACATTTTACTGCGTACAATGTCTTCATCAAGGAATTCAATTACTTCAATTCCTTCTATACCTTCTAAACGATTTACTGCATCCTCTAGTCCACTATTGGGAATATCTGCTTGTTCTGTATCTCCTGAAAAGATCATTTTGCAGTTTTTACCAATACGGGATAACAGCATTTTCATTTCTTCTTTTGTACAGTTTTGAGCTTCATCAATTAAAACAATACAGTTCTCAAAAGTAGTGCCGCGTAAAAATCCTAGCGGAGTAGGCTCAATGGCTTTTGAGTTTAAACAATACTCATAAAAACCTTTGCCTAGGGCTTTAGTAAAAATACTATCAAAAGGTAGTAAGTACGGCGCATATTTTTCTTCTAATGTTCCAGGTAAGAACCCTAAACCGCGGCCAGTTTCAATATTTGGTCGGGTTAAAATAACCTTATCAACTCGTTTATGAAATAACTCTCCAGCAGCATATGACGCAGCTATAAAAGTTTTACCAGTACCAGCAGATCCAATTCCAAATATAACGTCGCTATATTTAATTGCTTCTAAATACTCACCTTGTACGAAGTTCAGTGGTTTAACTTCTTGGAAAGTATAATTACGTGCAAAGCTAGGGTCTACGGAGCCTTGTTCTTTATTGCGACGTAACTGTGACCTTTCCTCTTGTGAAGGGCGGTCATTAAATTTTTTTGCTGGAAAGTTA